TGTCGTCCTTGGCAAGAGGAGCCGTATTGGGCAGACGGTCTTTTTATTGAGGACGTGTATGCTCGATACAAGGAACATCATGTCTACATTCCATCAGTAGCTGCCTATTACAATTACCTTATGACGTGAACCGGAATCCCGCGAGATAAACCGTAGCGCAATATGCGACCACGCTGATCACAAACACCCACCACCACAGCGGGAATACCGTTGCTTCCCGATCCGTAGCCCCAAACGGGCGGATCCTTCCCTCACGCCCAAAGGCGATGGAAGGTTTCAGGTATAGGAATCCAGCAATAAGGAATAAGTAGATGGTAATCATCCACATCCGATGATTGCGTCGGGTCAAATCCATTGTATGAAGCGGTGTAAAAAGTTCCACACCAAACACAATGAGGGCAGCCCCTGCATATGTGCTCCCTAACAGGAAGGCATTTTCTGATGCCGTTACACGAATGTTCATTAAGTCCGATTACCGTGCGAAAGACAGGGATCCCCTAGACGAAGAGGACAAGAACATCGATCTCTGTACCCAGCGAACAGGAACAGGACGAGAGTTGTTTCCCTATCAAAAGCTTATCCGCGACTACCTGAAGATTGAGACACCGTATCGTGGTCTTTTAGTCTACCATGGTCTCGGATCAGGTAAGACATGTTCATCAATTGCTGTAGCTGAGTCGCTATTGAGCACCAGCAAGGTGTATGTGATGACCCCTGCATCTCTTGAAGCCAACTATCGTGAGGAACTTCAGAAGTGCGGCGACCCCATTTATGCCGTGGAGAACCATTGGACAGCGCGCACTCTGACAGATGAAGTTAGGGCGGATGGCAAGAAGCTCGGTATTTCGGACAAGTTCATGGATAAGTATGGGAAGATCTACGTGACGACGCCTAGCGAGACCCCAAACTTCGAGAGCTTAGCTACCAACGACAAGAAGGAGATCCGTGCGCAGATCAAGGATGTTCTGGAGCAGCGATTCAACTTTATTCGCTATAACGGTCTGACCAAGTCCAATATCGGCGAGTACACTGCAGAAGGAATGTATGATGACAGCGTGGTGATTGTAGATGAGGCACATAACTTGATTTCCCGTGTGATCAATGAGTCTGAGATTACCATCAAGCTCTATGATGCGATTTACAACGCGAAACGTTGCAAAATTGTTCTGCTTTCTGGAACTCCAATCATCAACTCACCAAACGAGATTGCGTATATGATGAACCTCCTCCGTGGCCCAATTGAGCGCATCACAATCCCGTTCAAAACTATTCCGACCTGGGATGAAGAGAAGATCACCAAGGCACTCCGTGGTCTGCCTGAGGTGGACACGATTGAGTTCAATGCAGTCAAAAAGTACGTCATGGTCACTCGTAATCCACCCCAGTTCCGTTCAACCTACAATGGTGACGGTGATCGGGTTGCGGTCCAGTACATGAAGGATATGGCGTTCATTCCTCAGGCGGCTGACTGGGTTGCATCAGTCAAGAGTAAGATTGAGACAGATGTCGGTGGTGGCGAGATCAATATAGAGAGGGTTACGACAGAGCAACTTCAGTGCCTCCCCACCGACTACGAGGAGTTTGCAAATCTGTTCTTGGATGGTCTGAACATCAAGAACCCGATGTTGTTCCGCCGTCGTATTCAGGGTCTGGTGTCGTATTTCAAGGGTGCCGATGATCGCCTGCTTCCCCGTCGTATTGATGTGGACAAGACGCTTGAGAAGGTCTTTATGTCGCCCGAACAGTTCAACCGATACCTTGAAGTCCGTTGGATTGAGATGAAGATTGATTCCCGTCGTGGGCGGTCCAAGCTGGATGAGAACTTGAGTACCTTCCGTGTTCCAACCCGCCTGGTCTGTGACTATGCGATCCCTCCTGACCTGAAGATCGGAGAGACAAACGCCGAGGGTATCACCGAGAACAACGTGGCTGACAAGGATGAGATCATCAAGCGCATTCGTGCCCACCCACAGAGATACCTGTCTGAGAAGGCGTTGGAGTCATTCAGTCCTAAGATGCTCAAAATCCTCAAGAACATCAAGGCGTCGATCGGTAACAACCAGTTTGTCTATTCTCAGTATCGGTCGCTTGAGGGTCTTGGAATCCTGTCTGCGATTCTGGATACTGCTGGATGGCAGCCGTATAAGATCGTGAAGGAAGCGAATCAGTGGGTTGAGGATCCTGCAATGGATGATCGTCCTGCGTACACGTTCTACACGGGCGAGGAGAATGCCGAGGAGCGTGACCTGACTCGTCAGATCTTTAACGGTGTGTATTCCAAGAACTTCCCTGCGTCCCTGAAGGAGAGTGTTGCCAAGCGATCCAAGAAGATCCTACAGGTTTTGATGGCATCTGCGAGTGGTGCTGAGGGTATCACGCTGAACAATGTGCGCCATGTTCACATCGTAGAGCCTCACTGGACTCCTGCCCGTCACGACCAGGTCATCGGTCGTGCGATTCGTATCTGCTCCCACGCAACTCTGCCTATGGAAGATCGCACGGTCAAGGTTAGTTTCTACATCTCGGTCTTTACGGAAGACCAGATGAAGACGGCGGATGCGCCGAACATTGTTGCGATTCGTCGTAACGATATGGTGATGAAGAGGTACGAGGGTGATCCGGTGGAGACGTTCATGTCCACGGATGAGTATTTGTATGAGACTGCCTTTGAGAAGGAGCGCATCAGTCAGCGGATGGCATTGCTGCTGAAGGAGTCCGCAGTTGATTGCGAAATCCATCGCAAGCTGCATGCTCGTGAGCGACCTGTGGTGTCCTGTATGCGATTTGATACCACTGCTACAGGCGAGGATCTAGCCTTCCGTCCGAATATCAAAAATGAAGAGTTAGATGCGACGGTTCTACGCAATACCTCCAAGAAGCATCGCAGGCTTCAGAAGGTCTTGATCAAGGGATTATCCTTGATTGTTGACCCCGACTCCAAGGAGGTCTTTGACGGGCCCGCATGGGACGACAACCAACGGCTGCTCCGTATGGGTAGGATGGTCAGTCCCACTTCCATCGAGTTTCTGGTTTAACACAAACCCGTCTAGCTTCTTATTGCAAGACTTGCAACAGACTACATATAATTTATCAGGTGCTTCGTGGATATCAAGCAACCGATAGAAGATTTTCTCGATTGACTCTTCTGGATACTCTGCCATAAGTTTGTCAACCATTTCACCAAGTGTCTCTCCAACATGGGCGTTTTCAAGCTGTGGAACGATTTGATTACAACATCCACATTCAAATTTTTTATCACCCCTCTTTTGCTGCTTCTTGAGGTTGGCGAATACACTAATTTTTTGAAGATTGTTGTGTATCATTGCGCATAGAGCTCGCTTACGAACTGTACTAATGTCTTGACGTTTACGCCGAATTGCTTCCCCATTTACTGCGAATGGACCCGTACACATCGATTGAAGTTTTTCAAGCGACATTTTACCACGGTATTTGCATTTTATGCGAATGAAATCCATTTTAAGCCTCAGCCTTAACATCCTCAATCCACCCCGCACACACCTCATCCCATGTCTTGAACTTGAAATCTTCGGCAGCGTCCTTGGCCTTACCCAGTCGAGCAATCAGGCGCTGCATTGCGCTCGTGAGATCAGACACCGAGAAGTCGGGGGCGATCTGTCCAAGTGGCATCGTTCCAGAAAAGTACGAGTACGACCGTGATGTGACAAACTCACAAACACTGTCATCCATGAAATCGCGGTACGTTCCAATATCCGTCACAATCTGAGGAGCTCCGGTGTAGAGGTGTTCAATCTGGCACAGACCAAAACCCTCTCCATCAGAAGTGTTGATCCCAATATCGGCGGCATTATAGAGCTCGTTGATCGCCGAGTCAGTGAGCGGCTTGGCAGATGTATCCACAAGCAGCAGTCGCTTCTTGAGATCCTCACGATCTCCCAACCCGTTACGAACAAGCTCGCTGTTGTAGATGCGTGCGATGTCATAGTATGCGCCCTGCTGAGCATTCATGCCAGTCAGGATCATCATGTAATACTGATTCTCTGGCTCGCGGAGATGGAGCTGTACAAATGCCATGACAGCAAGATCGTGACGCTTACGCTGAGTATTGCGGTTGGCATTGACTATCAGGATACCGTTCTGAGGGATACCAATATTCTGGCGGATCGCCAGACGAGCCTGTGTAGGAAGCTTCGAGAACAGAGTAGTATCTACAGCGTTCTCAATCACACGCAGGTCGGGGAAGATGGCATACTTGTCATAGATGTTCTTCCAGTGGTTCGTAAAGAGATAGATACGTTCTGCATTCTTATTCATAGACTCAATCAGAGGAGGTGCGATACCCTCGTAGACCTGATCAACATACAACCAGAGCTTGTAAGGAGATACGCCCTTCTCGTACTTCATCGCCTCAATGAACCTGTGAATAATCAGGGGGTCATTGTAGATCATCACCACGTCAGGATTGACCATGTCAAGATACTCGTGGATCTTGTTGAACCCAAACCCCTCCTCCTTCGGATCTTCATTTGCGGCCGCGTCATACGACACAACACCCTTAGGAACCGTGCGAAGATTGGATCGCTCGGGGTGACGTTGAAATCCAAAATGGTAGGTCCTCACCACTGGAGCCAGCTTTGAGAGCTGTCCAAGCAGATTATACACCACCTTTGAGTATCCCGTCGTCTGATCAACATGTGTGCTTACAAGAACAAACCTCATTTGTAAAGAATACCTTTTCTCTCCGTAAATCACAAATGCAGGTGAACTCTGCCCAGGATTATTTGACTCAAATGAAGCGCCAGATCGTTGCGAAGTCTCTGGCGGTTGCCCCTCCGCCTCAGAAGCGCCGTAGTAATACTCAGTATATTGGGATAATCGCCAACAAGGCTGATAGATATGATATGTTTGTTGGAGGCGTCGGTATCAATACAGTTGGTCCTGCTACGCTTGGAAAAACATATACATCAACGTGTTGCGTCCCAGCGAATACTGCGACAACCACCTATTTAGTCTAATCTCATCTCTAACACAATATGCCTGGAGCTTTGCTTCAACTCGTTGCCATTGGAGCACAGAACGAGCTTGTCAATGGAAACCCGTCTATGACCCATTTCCGTGCGGTCTATCGGCGACACACAAACTTTGCAATGGAGGCAATCCGAATGACCTTTACGAGCTCCAGCCTGGAGATCTCGCCTACAACTACACGGACAATTTCGTGTCGGATTGATCGCTATGCTCAGTTACTTCACGATACGTATTTGATCATTACACTTCCAGATATCTGGTCGCCTCTTTCATATTTGAACACGGCAGCACCACCTACTGGATACGACACGCGATCCAATTCCATTGGGTACGAGTTCCGTTGGATCGATAACATTGGATATAATCTAATTGATCACGTGGAAATCACCGCGAATGGACAGGTTCTTCAGCGTCTTACTGGTGAATGGCTTAAGTTCTATTCCTACCTGACACATGACCCCAACAAGCGAAAGATCGTGGATGAGATGGTTGGCAATGTCGCTGATCTGAAAGATCCCGCAAATGCATATGACCGCATCAATCAGTACCCTCATGCAGTCGTGCCTTTGAATCAGCCCGGTGGAATCCCGAACACCAAGGTTCCCGAGCCATCTATTCGTTCCCGTCAGCTGGTCATCCCCCTTCACTTCTGGTTCTGTGAGAATCCTGGAATGGCACTGCCCCTGGTATCCATGCAGAACTCTGATGTGTTTATTAACGTCACATATCGCCCTCTGAATCAGCTCTATACGATAATTGACGTCGCACCTCTGTCTTCAACCTATGGTCAGCGTATTCGCCCCGTTACCCCCGATCAGTCTATTGGACGATTCCTGTCGCCTCCAAACGCAGATGGATCGTCCTCTAATCCTGCTCTTTCAAGCTTTTACCCCGATCCCTATCTGGAGGGCAACTTCATCTACTTGACCGAGATGGAAATGGCTCAGCTAGCAAGCGCAGATCAGACATTCTTGGTGAAGACTGTAACCTATGTAAACAATCCTGGTCAGTATGGAGGTAACTCAGATATTCAGATTCCGTTCTTCAATTTGGTGACTCGTCTTGTCTGGTCATCTCAGCGTTCTGATAAGATCCTCACAAACGACTGGGATAACTACACAAACTGGGATAATCCTCATCGCGCCCCATTTACCCCGGTTGGAACTGCAAATGATGTGTACTCCAGTCTAACAAACTCCACCGAGACACAGACGTATCTTTACTCTAGTGGTCAGCAGCAGATCACGTCGGTCTATCCACGTGATCCAATCACAAATGGTCAGCTTCTTCTCGATGGTAAGGAGCGATTTGCAGTGAAACCCACATCCTATTTTTCGCTTCTTCAGATGTACAAACACACGACAGGCGATGCCCCTGTGATTCCGGGTGTATACATGTACTCGTTTGCTCTCAACAATGACCTCTACCAACCAAGTGGAGCCATTAATGGAAGCATGTTTAACAAGGTCGTTCTTCGTCTGACTCTTCAGCAACCACTTCCAACTGCTGCAGGTGTGGCGTCTCAGCAGACAGTGTGCGTTCTCAAGTCAAGCGTGTTCTCACCAAATCCAGTTGTGATTACAGCGGCTCAATTGGCACTGACTGACCCAGTGACTGGACTGCCTCTCTATCCTCCTGATAGCATTGTCAGCGTTGTCAGGAGTACAAACGGAGAGAACCTGATCTTTCAATACACTTATAATCTAGGTGTCTATGTGGAAGCCATTAACTTTCTACGCATCACGTCTGGTCTTGCGAATTTCGTGTTTGCTAACTAACAATGGGCATTGTAATCAACCAAGCCACGTGGGGCGACGAAAACGCCACAACCGATATCACCAAAACCATGCAAGAGAAGGCCAAGCCAGGATATCTGGAT